TTGCGGAATTGCAGTTAATAATATATCGTCGTCATTACATAGAGGTTTTTTATAATCTTCTAATGTAGCATGTAAACGATATAATTGTTTTGTATTATCAATTTTTGTAAAAAACAAATTATCAGAATCTTCAAAATTATCTAGAAAGTTTCGTAAAGATTGGACTTTTCCAGTTACAATTTTACAAAAATCAATTGGCAATTTTCTTTCAATACGCTCATTTTCCCAGTTCATTTTCTTATTTAATCCTTTAGCTTTATAGATTTGTTGTTTAGCATATCCCATAAAACTATTTTTACATTCTTTTGATAAGAATAAATCTCTTTTTTCTTTAATCATTGTAAAAAGAGGATGTTCATAAAGAATGCAATCTTCTGGAGTAAACAATAATTCTAGAACAGTTGGATTAGAACTCATTGCTAATTCCAAAAATCTTCGCACTTCCCAATAAGTAGTATCTTTGTCTGGAAGAATTTGAGGTACGTAATTAAACGAAGAAACATCAAAGGGATCTTGAATATAAACCCCTTTGATGTCAATATCGCTGTCAGGTGTATTAGTTCCATATGCCTGACTTCCAACAATAGCCTTAAATATTAGAATTTGTTTCATCTGGAATAACTTCAACATCTGGAACCATAAGTGATCCCAAAAATTTATCTGCAAGAATAGTAGTAAGATCCATAGCATCACCATCGTTAATTGGAGGATCTACGATTACATTATAATCAAGTGTTTCTTTTTCAACATCATGTACAAAATCAATAGTGATTGTTCTTACATCACTGGTAAATGTTACTGTTACTTTATTCATTTTTATAATTTTTAATTAGCTTGTAAAAAAATTTCTTATCTAAAATTACAACCTCTCCTTCAGATCTAAAAGTAGATTCTGTTGTTTTTTGTATATTTCAAAATAACACGAACTCCTTATCAGTCAGCGGACATGACTTTCGAATTTCTATATAGTTCGGATATTTTATACATCTTTTAATTTGAGCATAAAATGGAAGTTGATCCTCTTTATCAATTAAATCAACTTTTTTATCATCCATTGCTTTTGATTCAGATCTACTAGTTACTACTCCAGTAAATCCAATTTCTCTAAGTTCTTTCGCAATTTGTCGTTCATAATCACTACCACGACGTTTGTTATTTTTAATATTGCGTTTCTTTTTTTCTGGTTCGGAATTTAAAGGTGTTTTAATTTTTTTTGCCATTTAAATAATGTTCTTTAGCCTTGTTTATAAGTTCGATTGTGCGTTTTTTACCATATTTGAAATAAAAATCACTAATATCTTTTGCTTCTAAATTTCTTGGGATAAAAGTAACTATTAATTCAGGAAATTGTTTTCTAATTTTATTCATATTAGAAACTCCAGCCTGATCATTGTCATAAAACAAAAAGATATTCTTAAACTTACTTTTTAGTTTTTCAAATTGTTTTTGAGAAACAAAAAGGTTTTCAGAACAAGGTGCTATAGCAGGAATACCTAATTCATATAACAACATACAATCTTTTAAAGATTTTGTTATTACTAAATTTTCACCACCATCTTTAGGTAACATTTTGCCACCTTGAATTTGATTGGATTTTCAATTAGAAATAAACTTATATTTCTTTTTTGATGGATGATAACATCTTCATAATTCAATTCCGTCTTTTATTCCGCCATAATATCCAAAAATTAATTGATGTTGTGTTTCAGTGTGAAACAAGTTGCCGTTTAACCATATGTTCTTACAAGAATACACTTTGAATTTTTCTAATGTTTCTTTAGTGATTCCAAAGCGTTTTCATCAAGCAAGTTCATAGTCTTGAAAAGGTCGTATTTCTACTTGTATTGTTGCAGATTTAGATTCTTCGAATTTCGAATCAGTATATTCTAATTTAGGCTTATTCTTTTTAAAATCCTTACGATTGATTATATTAAAATCATTTGCTATTATTTGTAAGGCTGTATAAAAAGAACAATTAAATTTTTCCATTACTACTGCAAACACATCTCCGCAAAAATCTCCACGAAAATCTTTAAACAATAACTGACCCTTGTTATTCCTATAAAAAGATGCTGTGGGATTATTATCTTTTCGTAAAGGATTCTTAAACAATCCCTTCTTACAAGGAATTCCTAAGTAATGTTCCATCATTTGTTCTTCTGAAACTTTACTTAGGATTAATTCCTTAGTTATTTTTAATGGTTGCAGTTCAAAAACCATTCTTTACTAGAATGGAAGATCGTCTAAACCGTCATCAGAATCAAGGTCATCTGACATTGATGAAAGAACATCGTCTGACTTCTGAGTAGACTGTTTAGACATATCGGTAGGAGTTGCATTCTTAACTGCATCAATCTTTCTCTTTTCTGCATCAGAAAGAACAAGATTCTGTCCCATAAACTTGTTTCCTATTCCAAGAGCTCCTGACTTCGAAATTCTTGCTGGGAAACCTGGAATTGCAGCAAAACCATTGTTCTGTGGGAGAAGCTTAACCTGAACCTCCTTATCGATATAAGGTGTAGTAAGCTTTTTAACTGCAGCTACCATCTGTGCAAAGGTACCAGAAAACTTGATATCACCGTTATCGATTCTCTCTCCAATACCTGGATCTAGTGCATCAAGAATAATTCTTACTGCAATCATAAAATGCTCTAACTGAGACGGATTTTCTCCAAACATACTTGTAGTTCTATCTGCGCTAGTAGGCTCAAAGAAATTATGCTTGAACTCACCGTATCCATCAATATCGAGCATTAGAGACATAACCTTGTATGAGTTACCGTCCTTACCGTTAATTGTATCACCTGAAATTCCCTTAAAAGTTGCGTTGTGGATGCCTGCTGTGAGAACCTTACCTGCCTCTTTTGCACCCTTAGTCATGCCAAAATCAAAATTCATATTCTTAAAATTGTTTAAAATGGTAAATCGTCGAAATCGAATGTTTCGTCGAAAATCTCTTCTTCTAATACATCCTGTACAATCTCTAAATCTTTTTGTGCATCGTTTATTACTTGTGTTTCATCATTTATTGATTTTACAGACACTAGTTTAAACATGCCATCTTTAAACGCTTCTAATGTAAATTGATCTCCGTACACCAATAGAGTTTCTCTCTGTCTTCCTCTAAATGATACGGTATTTGTTTGTGTTAATCTGTTTCCTCCATCCGGATCGGTAAAAACTTCTGATTTTCCCACTACAGGAAATGTTTCTTCATTATTTACCATCCAATAATTTATAGCGATTCTGTCGTTTGCTTTTGCATTTAAAAGTTGAATTGCAGAATCTGAGAATTTTAGCTTATTATCTAAAACAAGCATTGTTGGATTTGACATATCAACCTCTTTTATTTCCTCTGAAACAACCTTAATATTTGAAATTTTTTTAGTTGTTTCGTCAAAATCAAAACTAATTTTAAACATTTGTTTTAAAATATTTTCAATTTTATCAAGAGACAAAGTATATTTTAATTCTATAAGAGTAATATCGTTAAGCTGACAATATTTTTTTAATAATTTATCACGTCTACGTTGTGCTTCAAATTCTTCTTGTGTTTTGTAAAAGAAATTTGAAAATTTATAATGTTGTATTCCGTTATATTCTATAACATAACATTTATCTTCAATTTCAATATAGAAATCAACATACATTGTATTTGAATTTCTAGCAAAATGTTCTGTTATAATAGGTTTTTGTCAAGAAAAAGGTATTCTATTTTGTTCTAATCAAGTTTTTATAAAAGATTCCCCTTTAGAAATTATACTTTTATTTTTATTTTGATTTGCTTTTATTTGTCCACAAACAGAGCACCCCTGACCTTGTAAATGCTTATATGGTTTTTGTCAAAATTCCCCGTGTTCCGGACAAATTATACAAACTTTATCGTGCATTTTTACATATTTAACTTTAGAATAATCATAATAGTTATTATGTATTTTATTTGCATTTTCTAAAAATCTTTTTTGAGAATATTGTTGTGGGCATTTTGGACAATGACCACCTTTTAAATGAACACCTGCTTCTTGTCAAAACTCTCCATGTTCTGAGCAAATTATACAAACTTTTTCGTGTATTCCTTTATACTCAGTTTTTGAATAGTCATAGTCAATCTCATGACATTCTTTTGCCTCTTTAATGAATTCTTGTATAGTTTTCTTTTTCATATATTAAATTTTTTACAAATTTAATAAACATTGAGAACACTACCAAATGTTTTTATTTATTTTTTTGGAATTGACGGATAAATTCTATCCCAATGAGATGTAAAGGTACCATCTTCATTTCTTTCTGCAACAACAATATCTTTATTTGCAAGATGTGCTGGTCTAGCACCAGTAAGAACTTCGCCATTTTGTCCAAAGTTAATACAAAGATTTGAATCTTCGTCTCTATGAACAAAACCAATAGCATCCGATCTAGCTGAAAGAATTCTCTTTAGCTTACCTCCAAGATCTAAATCTTTAACAGATCCTTCTGGGTTTTCAGATAAAGATGAGTCTTTAACGTGTCCACAAATAATGATATTATCTGTTGCAGATGCAATAAGATCAATTAATGTTTCAACGGCCTGTCTAAGAAAAGTCCAACCGCTACCATTAGGTAACTGTGTAACGTCTTTAACCTCAGCATATCTTGTACTGAACATTGGTGAATCTTGATACAGTTTAATTGCAAGTGGTTTTGCCATCTCTTCAACAGCTGTAATAGTATCGATTGTAATGTACTTATATGGTTTTCCAGCATCCTTAATTGCTTTGATAGTTTCTTTAAGGTCTTTAAGTGTGGAAATTTCAATCTTTAGAGCATCAATATAAGTAGTTCCCTGTTCAAAATCAAGAATTAGATTATTATCTAATGTACTTAAAACAGTGGTCTTTCCGACTTTCGGGAGTCCGAATAAAATAAGATACTTTGGATCCTGCGTTTTTGCAGGAATTTTTGCTTTTGGTAGTTCGATTGCCATTAAAATTCAAATGTTAAACCTTTAGAATTCGACTCTTTATGTTCGAATTCATCTTTTACTTCCAATGTAATTTTTTTACATGGAATATTATCTTCTTCTTTAAAATAAATAGAAGGATCTGAAATGCTTTCTGCTTTAGGTAGTTCTTTAAAATAACCAACCGATCCGTAAAAAGCCATTCCGATAACTTGATTTGCTATACCATAACGATTTTTGTTAACAATACACGATCTAAAGCCAGATTTAAATGCTTTATCTCCGATAATAGGGTAGCCTCGATAGGAATTTAATTTTTCTCTAAATGGATAGAATAACTGTAGTGTTACATCACTATCGTTTACAGGTGAGGAACTGTCTCGTACATCATTTAGATTTGGTTCTGACAATCCTTCTTTGCGTCTATCCATTGATGAAGAATCTCTATTTTGCTGCATTAGTACGAATCAAGAAGATCTTAATTTTCGTTTAAGCGTCACCATAAATGATGATGCCAGATCCATTTCTTCTTTGAGTTTTCTACCTTCTGATGCAGTAATAAGAGATAAATGGTCGATAATACCGATTAGTAATTGTTTTGGATTGTTTGGAATATACATTGTTCTATCCTCAATTGTTTCAAAATTGCCGTGCTCTTCGGCAAAAGAAGAAAATTGTCTATACAAGCTTTTTGCTGTAAGTGTAGAATCAATAATTTTAATATGTGGTTCGATCATATCTAACCACTCTTTTGCTTTGCGAAGATACTCAAATTTTTCCAAACTTATAGTAGATTCATACGACATTATTTCATTAATTGTCATATATACCCCAAATTCTTCCGCACAATACAATCCCATCAGTTTTGCCAATAATACTTCTGAACCAATTTCTAATGAGAAATAACAGAAATAAACTGGTTTATCAGGAGTCATGTTTCGCAACATTTGATACATGATATACAACACCATTGCGGTTTTACCTCCAGAACTCGCAGCAGAAAGCAAGTAATAACGAGACTGTTGTATACCACCTATGATTTTATCTAATTTAGGTAATCCTGTTGAGGTTCCTATGTTTTCACCATTCCTTCCCTTTTCAATTAACTTCCAAAGACTTGCTACATTATTCATTATATGCTTTCGTATACATTAAATGAATCTTCAATTTGGCCCTCCAAATTTGTTGTCTTTAAAAGTTCTAGATCTAATCATTTTCTGCTATTTACGAATTCTAAAATGCCATAAGAAATCTTATTGTTTTCTTTACCCCACTTTAGAAGTTTCATTATTTCTTCGTGTTTTTCAATATCATGTCCTATTACAGAACTATAATGAAAGAAAAAATCATCCAAAGAATTAAATTGTTTACTAATATTTCGTAAAGAACAAAATCGACCGTTTATGTTTACAAATGGCGGATAATTATCAAATAACTCCTGTCCTAATTCTCCAGAATTTTTAATTCAACCTTTAATAAAAGTTTTATTAAACTCAATATCATTTGGTACATAGGTTTCTGGATTATAGTTTTTATGAATTATACCTTTGTCTTTTAAGGAATTAAATAAATCCCTTAATTGACTGGATCCTCCATTATTAAATCATTTTGTAAAGTACTCAGAATGATTTTCTTCATCCCTTGCTAAAAACGTTAAATATACAAGTAGCAATTCATCTGCAGACAAATTGTACTTTGCCATCAAGTTTAAAATTGTATTTAATTCCAAATTTTACATAGATAAATAATTCATTTAAAATAAGTTAGTTAATTCATTTATTTGTCTAACTTAGTACGGATTAAAATCTATACTTAGTATTTGTTATGTTTTCTTGTTGTCTAGTTTCAACATTCTTTCCAGACAAAACATCTCCTAGTTGATATTCATCAATTGTAATATACCCCGCTTCTGCAGAATTTCGATGTCAATTTACTTCTTGTGTACCTCGAATGAGTAATGTAAAAATTTCAGCTTGTTTGCCTTCTTCCATTCTACATACTCTTCCATTACGTTGATTTTTTCTAATTTTAGAAGAATCGGTACTTAAAATAACACCTACGGATAAACCTTTAATATCTACTCCACAATCTGCTGCTTTTGAACTATGCAATACACCTGAAGAATATTTGTTAAACGCTTCAATTGTAGCATCGTTTTGTTTTTTAGATTTTTTAGAATGTAAAACACATTCCCCTTTGATTGCAAGTTTTTCAGCATCTTTAATTGTTGCAGAAAATGTAATGCATTTTTTATCTTGTCTTGCATTTAATATTCTTCTTGCAACTTCTATTTTTTTAGGATGCGACATTACAAATTTTTTTCTTTTTTGTAAACATTGCATTCATAACATAGCTGTGGCTGCAACCTGTTTTGGATCATATCCCATTTTTTTGGCATACTTATTTCTAAATACAGCATTTGTTGCGCAAGACATCGCATCTTCAAAAACATAATTAAAAAAAGAAAAGGAACCGTTAAATTTACGATTTAATTCGTTATATTCAGAAAGATCTGTATCGATCATAACTGCATATTCTCTAATTGGAGAAACTCAACCGTTCTCTAATGCTTCTTTCATTGTAATTCTATCGCACACCGGCGCATATTGTTCAATGAGAAACTCCTTACCATCCAAACGTTCTAATGTTCCAGTTAATCCTAGAAAATAAGTATAATCAACACTTGTAAATATTTTTTGAAACGTGTTTGTTGGAGTTAAGTGAACTTCATCACAAATTAATAAATCGACAGTATGATCGGTTTTTACAATTGTATTGATAATTTCAACACAACAGTTTGATAAAAGATTAAATTCTACTAATTCCTTAAGTCATTGTTTTTTAAGAACGTCCGTTGGTACACTTATAAGTATTTGTGCATCAGGGTCTACTTTTAAAAGATGTTTTATGGTAATAATTGCAACTCTGGTTTTTCCAAAACCAGTAGCTGCAACTACTGTGGCACGACCTTTTGTATTAATTCAATTTTTAACACATATTTTTTGTCGTTGAGTTCTAGTAATCATTTAAAAATTTACAGTTCATACAATCCATATCTCTACATTTGTCACAAGGTAGGTTGTCAGAAAAGTCTGAGTAATAATCACTTGACTCCGATGGATATTCTTCCTCTGCTTTATCAGGATGTGGTTCATAATCCCAATAATAATTGTAGTTAGATGAATATTTATTTAAAACTTCAATATGATATTGTTTATCTGAAGTTAAAGTTGTTAAAATTTCATAAATAAAATTCAAACAGTTCTCTAATTCTGATATTTTACAATATTCGTTAACAGTATGTTCTAAATAATAACCACAAGAAATATTTACTCCACAAACTTTAACGTTTTCTACAAGTTCTCCAACATCGGTAAATGTACCGGTGTTTTCAGAATATCCATATTTGTTTATAATCGGAGACAAATCAAGTATAAATTCATCTGTAACAACATCTATACCATTAGTATGTGTTATTAAATCAGAAGCACCTCTCCTATCAGCCTGCAGAAAATATCGAATATTGTATAAAAAATCGGTATTAAAACAAGCTTCAACTGCTCCCTTTGCTCCAACTTCCTCTTCTGTTGTAAAAATAACTTTAAGATCTGGAAGTTCTTCAAGCATTTGTAAAGCTACACAGATTCCATTTGCATCATCACAACCTAATCCACATCGACTACCGTCTATTTTATGAAGACCGTACATAACTCCGTTAGATTCATATACCCTATAGGCACCTTTATTTGTTTCTATTTGATCTGTGTGTGCTAAAAGACAAGCGTATGTTTCCGGATTGTTTGTATTTTTAGTAACAAATAGGTTATTGTAATGATCTAATTCAAAAGTAATGTTCGGAATATTTTTACAATAGTTTAAAATAAACGTAATCATTTGTTGTTCCGATCCACTAGGATGATCGATCATGTACAAATCTTTTAATAACTTCGTATTTAATTTCATTTAAAATAATGTTAATTGTTTTGATTCAAGTGCATTTATTATTTTGTATATTTCCTTTCGATAATATGTATAGTTTACATTTCGTTTTTCTATTGGAATATCATCAAAAGTATTGTAAATTGTTACAACTGAACCTGCACAAAGTGCTGTTGGTTTTCTTCCAGATGTATCTTCTGGGTCCTTTTTAGCAAGCTCCTTACCATTAGTAGACATATAATATCTATTAATGTGTCTTATTGGCTGTCCACCATATAATACTTGGAACTTTTTGTTTACCTTTTGATATGTGCAAAATTTAAGAATATCTTTACACTCAGACAGTGTTTTTTCAACCGGAATATTATCAACAAAATAGCGATTAAGTGCTTCTGGTATAATCATTGGAGCCATACCTTTACCTAAAGATACTTTGTCAATAAACATACCCTTTTTCTTTATTAAATCTGGGTTTTTCGTTTTAGAATATCCTTCTTTTACACCAATATAATCGTTAATTGCATACTGAAAAAATGCTTCAAAATAATCAGCTTCGAGTCCTAATTTTGTGCGTTTTTCTCAATCTTTACAAATTTCCAGAATTTTTGGTTCTAATGATTTTTTATATTTAATGAAAACACCATCTGTGTTAGATTGTATTATTCTAGCACCAGCTTCGTTAAAAGCTTCTGCTAACATTAAAAGCATCAATTGACCATTAATTCTAATTGTTAAAACGGCTTTAGGATCATAACACCAACTAAAAGGACTTTGTAAGTTACCAGATAAACCATTTAAACTTAACTTTAAAGTTGCGTCAACAATTTTATTGCCAGCTTTTTTAGCAGCAACTCTATCACTTCTAATTTTACTGTACACTTTAAGAAAAGATTCTCCTAAGTGTTGTGGATATACCTTGTGTTCTAGAATAATACTCGGATACATTGCTTTAACCCATAAAATTTCTTTTATGGCTGGACTATATCTTCATTTTTTATTTTCTTTCATTTATAACCATAAATAGATGGTTTTTCACCACTACATGCAGCATAAATATTGTGTCTTTTTCAATTTGGATTTGCAACAAGAATATCGTGAACACTGTCTCAAACTTTTATTAGTTCTTCAGTTATTTTATCATATTGATAAAACTTATACTCAGTAGTTGATTCACTAACTCGTTTTTTCATTTTTTCTTTTAACGTAGGATCTTTTTCTCAATTTGCATTTCGAATTTTAGAACCTTTCTTACAAGCTTCAACATTTATCGAAACCTCCTTGTTTTTATATTGTTCTTTTTTAAGCTCAGACATTTCTTTTTTCTTTTCTTTAGATCAATGATTTCTAAAATTAGGATTATTTTCTCCTTGATTTATTTTAGATAATAACCGTTTCGTTTCTTCATGAACAAACATTTTGGTTGAAGAGTCTCTTCGTAAATTATAACCAAATTGACGATCTGTAGATTTATAATCATCTATTCAATATAATTCTCTAATTTTTAAAGTTTCTTCATTGAATTCTAATTCTTCTATAACAAAATATTCAAAAGCATCTTCTCCATATTTAAATCAAGCGTTAATTAAGTGCCGATTTTCATTTTTACTTTTCTTTCGTAAAAGAGTAATATGCTCTCTAATTCTATTATAAATGTCTTTTGCTTTACCTACATAAACTTTAGAATTTATTATATTTTTTATACAATAAATTCCACATTTTTGACGATCTTCTTTATTTAATTTCATATATAATAGTTTAAAAATTATATACAAATATAATAAAAAAGATGGTTGTATCCAAATTTAATTTATAAAAATGCCCCCTGTTTAGTCT